AGCGGGGATTGCGTCTATTGTACCTGCTTGGGGGTATATACTGGAGCTAATTATAGATACAGATGAGGTATTGTCTGTAAATAAGTCTCCTAATATAATATTTTGGTCAACTTTATTAGGGATAATAGTAAATTCTGCGGTCCAAAATTGCGGATTTTGGGGATTTAGATATGCATTTGTTGGGGGTAATTTAAATTCTAAATAAGGGCCATTGTTGACTCCTTTTATTTCTAGAGCTTTAGTTGTTTTAGGATATTTAAATGTTTTATATGAAGGGTCTGGATCAGTATAAGTTTGTACGTCAACAGAAGGCCCCCCATACTCCTTAACATGAAGTATACTTTCAGGTATACCATAACATGCAAGTAAAGCTTTCATACCACGCTCAGTGCCTTTAGTTTTTAATAAATAAGGGGCATTATGGTATAATCTTTTCCACACCTGTTTGGTTATGTCTCCTTTGGGGATTGATTCATTTGAACCAGTAACCATAGTCTGGCCAGCGGGTGCTTGGTATTTAAAGTTATCACTACCTTGATCAGATGCTATTAAATATTCAAATAAATTTGAGTTTTCAAATTGATTGAAAACAGGAATTCCTTTTTCTTTCAATGCATTAAATACTAAGTCTTTTGAAATACCATCTGTAAAGCTATTGTGGGCGATGTTTTTGTCGGTAATATTTTCAATGTAAATCCAGATATTATCAAAATATTGCCCCATCATATCAACAAATGTTATGAATTGTTCATTTTCATTGTTGTCTATAATGTATTGAGGTAGTGAATTTCTTAGGATGTAAGGATTTTCCTCATCAAAGTTTGTAGCATTTTCAACTTGAGTGTCAAACCAATTTATGGCCTCAGAAGATGTTGTTGGAAATACACTATATGGTTTACTACTTGTAGATTTGGGCCATGAATACGCCCCACTATCAAAATAAAGATAACGTTCCCAATTATCAAAATCTTGTATTATTTTATTTTTTAATGAATCATTTTCAACTTTAATAGAAGATATTAAAGACGGATTTAATCCATCCATATAATTTCCTTTAGAAGTATATAATTCTATTAATTCTAATTTATATTTAAAATTCCTTAATCTTTCTTCAGCTGAGCTAAAGTGGATAAATTTATCATAAACATAACCAGTGTCTGTGTTGGGGTTATCAAATTCTATGGATATAGGAATACTTGAAGATAAAGCATTTATAGCATTATTTAATGATCCACTTGAGCTATAAGATAATATGTCATTATAACTTTTATATGCTGTGGGGGTACTTGAATTTAATCGCGTATCGATTCTTAAGTTAGGGCCTCTTAAATCTTCAGTTATATCTCCTATTCCTGTAGTAATCCCAAGATTGATTTTGTAACTAATGGGGTCAGTGATTTCTTCAATTACATTAAATTGGGTCTTTTCATTATATGAGTTAGGTAACTTTTCATATAATTTTATTAAAAAGCTATTATCTTCATTAGGAGTAGATATAAAATTAACCCCCGTTAGGACTACATTTTGACCCAGGTTTAATGCAAAGTCTTTAAAATAAGGATTATCAATATCGATTGCGCTTTCAAGTTCAGCAATGAATTGGTTTGTTTTAAAAATAAGAGATGAAACTGTTTCATCACTGTTTTGGGTTTCCTTAAGTTTAATTTTTAATTCTGTTCTACTAGGGGATATAGTATCTATGTAGAATATGTTTTCAGAAGTTGTTGATATTTTCCTTTTGTGAAAATTAACTCTTAAATCATATTTTCCAGCATTATATCCTAAATCTCTTAATACCTTATCTGGGTTAAAAGTGATTTCACTATAATATCCTTGTGGGTCAACAATGTCAGGTATTTCATACTCTTTAAAATCATTAATTGTATCTAAAAGATTACCATTTAAATCATAAATATGTAATTCGATATAATCTTCTTCTTCCCCAAATTTACGGATTAAATTTGTAGATGATAAAAGATTTTTATCCTCAAATTTAATTTGTTCTAATATTTTTTTAGATTCAATTGCCATGTGTTAAATTATTTTACTAACTTTAGTATATATTATTCAGTATGTCTATTATCTTTTCACGGGCATTAGCAATTTGGTTAGGACTAGAACCCGCAGCATTACCTGAATTAGGCTCCACCTTATATATTTCTGATATGAAGATTGTTTTATACATTTCACGACTGCTTAAATCTTCACCGTAGGTATTTGCTTGTTCTCTTATTTCATTAGAGTAATCGGTTCCCATCGCACGGATAGTTATTTGTGCCGCTCTGTTTCTTTTATTGTTATTGCCGTAAGACCCTACACTACCGCCTGTTTCCTCAAATCCTAATTCGCCAATAATATCAGCACTGTTTATTATTATATCATTTGTTAAGGTATCACTTAATGGATCAGGTAATTCATCAACAGGTATTCTACCATCCCATACACTATCAAAATTATCTAAAATATCTGTTATTTTGTCTTGTCTATTTGTGATTCTAGATAATTCTGAGTCATATAATTTAATTTCATCCTCTATAGCCTTAACTGCTGCTACTTGTTCTTCAGTGAGGTTAGCAAATAAATTCGTGTTTTCAAAGGAACTATTCTTCTGAGAGTCTGAGTTTGGTGGATTGCCCCCCTGGGAATTTGGGCCTCCTTTTAAATTTGATTCTCTAGCCATTATTTACCTGTTATTTGTTGTATGCGACTTCTAAGGTCTTCTATGGTTGATCGTATAGATTGGGCAAAATTAGATTTTTCTTCATAATCTTTTTCTAATGCTGATCTATAAGAATCTTTATCACTATATTTGTTTGGGTTTAGTGAAGTATCAGAAGGATCTAAAGATAACCTTAAATTAGCTAATTCAGATTCTTCTTCTGTTGGGTCCCATCTTTCGTTTATATTATTAAAATTTAGGGACTTTCCACTAAGAACCCCATCTATTACCTTATCAGGAAAACGAGGTACGGGTTTATTGTCATAACCAATAGATGATTTAAAACCTTTTAAACTTTCTGCATCTCCTGAAAAATCTATAGCACGTTTGTATCCTTTATCCATAATGAATAAATCAGGCCAAATTGGGGAGGTTTCAAAACGTGCTATTAAACTTCCATTAGGGAATATAGGGTGTTCTTTTTCTAAGTCACTACCTTTTGTTTCTAACTCAAGTTGAAGGGATTCAATGGTTTTTTGTAAATTTTCAATTAGATTATCTTTAGCATTATCCGGGGTAACTAATTGTTCACTTTTTCTGATTAAAGAAGTATGACTTAAATCCCCCGTGATAGGGATTTGTAAAAATAATTCATTATATATATTAAAAAATTCCTCTATAGAGAAAGATTCCCCGGCATTATATAGTTCTGAAAATTCAGTATCTATTACCTGTTTGTAGGGCTTATAATTATAAACATTTTTGCTTATAGATATATTTCCCTTATTATGTTGTGAATTACTATCCTCCATTATCTTATAATTTTAAAATAGTAACCATCATCATATACATTAATCCCATCATTGTTATCGTGTCTTATTAAAATACGATAATATCTCTCAGGTTGTAATCCTTGCATATCTAATTTAAAATACATCCCTTCACTATCAGCACTTAATTTGGTGAATTCAGTGTCAAATGGTATAATTACCTCTTTTGAGGTATAATCTTCAATACTGTAATAAGAAGTAGGAGTAAGATAATTTATATCTAAATAATTTGATGAGGTAGTAAAGGTTCTATTAGGGAACTGTTTTCGGCTATTAATTCTAAATGTGGGTTCTTCAACTTGCCTATAAGTATTCTTATTATTGTTAATATTAAGTTGAATTTTACCACTTGTTAATATATCAGCCCCACTTGAAGTGACATAACTAGAATCATCCCATTTAATAGTTAATGTAGGTGAAAATATTGTATTAGTATCTACTGAAAAGTATTTTAATGTCCCTTGGTTTGTAGAATTATTAAAAACATCGTTTTCCTTTTTTATAACAAAACCATTATTATTTATACCCTCAGGATAAGTTTGTGAGGCAAATAAACTGGCTGAGAATTTTTGAATTTGACTAGTAATATCAAAATTTAAGTCAAAATTGTGAGTGATTTCAATTGATTGGGTGGATTCAAATCCGCTACCGGTATACCAAAGACCACCAGATATTGGTGTAGTACTTCCAGAAATACTAGCAGTTGTACCTGCTACTATATTAGACCAAGACGTAGAATCTGTGCCATTATCGCTATATAACCACGAAGCCCCATTACTTACTACACCATTATTGTAGGGTCTTTCTAAATACCTTTGGGTACCATTTTCCCAATTTTCATATAAAGGGTATAATTCTATGGTTTGAGAAGAGGGTAGGTTTTGGCTATATTCTGTAGCATATAATTTTAAACTAGCAGAAAAATTTCCTAAAACTTTATCACGTATAACTTCTCTAATCTCAGAATCTTTAAACTTTAAAAGCATTCTAGAAGGATAATATAAGTTATCAGTAGCCCCTTTTTCGGAAGTTAAAGATAAAGTTTCAACAATACCCGTGTTTAGATCTTGTCTATACGGATGTGAGTATATTGTTGTATCCTTTTCGGGAAATAAGAAATAGTATGCCATGGTTAATATTTAGTTATTCTACCTGTTATATCAGTATCGGGGTATTTTAATTCAAAAATACTAACATCCATAGAGGGGTATAAAACATTATTTATAAGAGCTGAGTCAAAATCATATGCATATTGAGAATACCCCAAAGATGTTCCTGCTTTATTTACTAATCTGACATGTTCTACGTTTTGAACTCCTTTTACAGCTCCAATAACATTATATACTTCGTTTAGTATAATAGGTTGATTAACTTGCCAATTATCTATGTTGAAATATTCTTTTAAGGCATTTACACAATCTAAAAGGACTTGATCATTATTAGTTTCTTTAAAGGAAACTATATCAAATTCTACCCCAAAATTAATGATAAATGCATCTTTAATATTGACGGCATCTGTTAGCATTCTATATTCCTCTAAATATGTTATAAGATTTTGTCGTGTGCTATCGTTAAGGGTTTTAAGGTTTTTATTCCCATCATACGCTAATGTATATAAATTTAAACCATTTGGGTTAGATACTCTTGAATTACTGTCTACTGTAATCTGGTCGTCTTTTATTATGTAGGCTTTTGCTATTTTACCAAATTTAGGAGGCATAGATAACGCGCGTATAATGTAATCCTCCTTTGATACCACACGGAGCTGTGATGCTGCTTGAGCCATTGAATTTAAACGTATATCTTCGATAGTATCGCCCGAACTACCGCCAGTTGCTGGTATAGTATTATATACTTGTAGTGAGTCTACAACATTTGCATATGTTGGTTCACTTGATACACTGTTGTTTTTTCTTAAGATAGTAGATCCTAATTTAGTTATTACACCTGATGGTACATTTGAGTTAACACCCCCACCTGTTAAGTAATTAACCGTTATTTGGGTATTTGAAGGGACTTCGCCATATGCTTTACTCATTAAGAAATTTGAGGGGTCGTATGCTAAATCTAAATTAGATCTATTATTTTTATTTCCCAATCCTATGTTATCTGGGTTAGGGATAATTTCCGTATCACTATCTCCACTAAAACCTGCCCCAAATTGTATTTGAAGTATATTGTTTGATGTAAATCTGGTTGTAAATCTTTTAGGGACTTTTTTAAGCCTTAATAAATAAGGGGTATCATTAGAGTATTGGGCTAAATTAGGATTATTAGCAGCCACATTTAGAACATCTTCAAATATAGTTTCTTGAGCCAAAAATGGAACCTCATACCATGTATTATTATCTGAGTCAGTTGCTGATTCTATTCCTATAATATCTGTATCGGGGACTTCTAATGTTAAATATCTTTCGGGATTTCCTATGGTGAAAGTTGATGTTTTTAAATTAGCACTTATAACATTGCCCTTTTTCTTTATTAAATAATATTGAGGATTATTACCACCATCAATATCTTGGGGGGTACCATCAAGTTTATATACTGAGACCTCTGTGGGGTCCAATGAATTGCTTACTTGGAAATTAACATCTTCGGTAAGAAGAAAAGAAGTTGAATCGGCTTGGGATGTTGTAAATGTAGAATTACTCTTTAATGTGGGGGCATAATTCCAATCAGGACCATCATTAGTACCATTTACTGGCAATGTAATATATAAATCTACTTCAGTAGTAGAAGGGGTTGATATAGTGGGTCTATAACCTAAATTATATGCCAGGGATAATAGATTGTTTTTCTCTCTAGCAGATTCTATAAAGGTTTCTTGAATTTGGGTATCAGTGTAATATGATAAAACATCTCCAACATATGAAGCCATTTCTAGGAATATCATACCTGGATTACTTTCAGAAAAATCATTAAAATTATCCGGAAAATAGTTTTTAGTAAAATCTACTAAATCCTGTTTTAGTTGGTTATAATTCCTATTCAGGTACTTTATATCCTTTTTATTAGTACCTGATGTATTATTTACTTTTGAGTATGCCATTTATTATAATATTAATGATATTTCATTAGTGTCGTTATCTAATAAAATTCTATATTCAATGTTCACATTTAATGTTTTATCTTCTGGCGTAACTTTTAAATGCATTAATTTAATTTGGGGTAAATGGATTAATGTATTTTGTTCTATTCTACTTTTTAAGGTTGAAATTCTTTGATTAGTTTCATTATTAGGGTCAAAAAGAATATCTCTTATCCCTACCCCATATGAAGGTTGGTGATATCTTTCCCCAGGAGATGTTAAAAGAAGATTAATAAGATTAGATTTTATTTGATCTTTAGTAGTATAATTAAATTGAAATACCCCTACTTTATTAAAAGGTACCCTAACCCCAATAGCCTTACGGGTATCTAGATCAAGTGGATCAATTCTATATCCTATTTTTTTTCTTATAGCCATTACATTCCTGGTCTAAAGCCCTTTTTATTTTCTATAGCTTTCATTACTTGGCTATAATCTTTATTTGCAAATTCACTTACAGGATCATTAGAAGCTACTCTCTCTTCCCATGTGGGACTTGTAGCAGTTTCTTGTAGCAACCCATTAAGGGTAGCATCTCCTGTGTTGAAGTTAGGAGGAGGCATTTGAGATCTTAATTTGGATCTAAATTCTTCTACATTGGGTTCACTCTTATTTTCAACTACACGTTGTTGAGGGAGTGAAGGGGTTAATTCTTCTTTTAGTAGTGCTATTTCACGCCTTAGAGCATGATCTATTTCTTCGCGCACAACATTTCTAATAAGTTTTTCGAAAGCACTTGATTTCATGATATAGTGTTTTTAATAAATATATTATTTTTTAATTATTTGATAACCAGTGAAACCATTTTCCACTAAGTATTCAATAAATCGTTCTTTATTTGAATTTTCTAGGTTATCTAGTATATTTTCTGGGTTAACTTGGGAGGATAATACATTAACTATTTGTTCAGTATCTTGGGGATTTCCACTTCCTGAGGGTGGACTTTGGGCCATAGATAATTCTAATTCTTTTAATTTATCTATAAGAACCGAATCTAAATAAAAACAACGTGCTTTTATTATGGTTATAATTTCTTGTAATTTGGCCCTTAGGGGTAATAAAGTATCTTGAATATCATTAGTTTGACTTAATATAGGATCCGTAATTGAGTCTAATACCTGGGTTATAGAGTCTATTTCTCTTAACTTAGATTTAGCTAACTTAATGGCATCCCCTGTTCTTATAGTAATAGTACCAGAAGCTACAGGAAATACTTGAGCTGCTAACGTTACTTGGCCTACTGATATTATTAGTTTGAATAAGGGAATAAAATCTGATATAAGATCTATAAAGCCATTTAAGGTACCAAATATACTTTCTATTCTGTTTGTTTTGTTTAAAACATCATCTATTTGGTCTCTTAGTTTTATTAATGTGGCTTCAGTTTTTTTACATTGTTCTTTTAGTCTTATAAAATTATTTTGAATTTGGGCAAATTGGTCAGGTGTACTGATTAGAGGTAATAAGTTTAAAACACTTTCGGGGGTAGGAACATTCACAGTAACCTGTGTTTCTACAAAAGGTATTTGATCCTTTATAAAAAAGGTTTTTTGTTTACCTTCAGCAAGAATATTCATTACAGAGGGTAATTGGGAGGCTAATAAACGAATCATTTTATATAAACGTTTTTGCTTTTAATATTTTTGATTTTCCCCTTTAATACTTTTAATTCACTAATCAAAGGAGAAATCAGACCCGTATTAGCCGGACTGGGTACTGTAGGGAATGTGGGGATAGTGGTTATTTGGTGCATTACGGGTAATACCACTGTATATAATGTATTTAAATGGTCTAGTATATCATTTATTAGTTGCTCTAGTTCTTGGCTTTTTACAGCTGGGTTATCAGCCAATGTAGAATTATTTTGCACTAGCCCTAAATGTATTTTGGGGCTATTTACTACAAATTTACCATTACTATTACTATTAGTGTTGATATGGAAATCATGGTTTGTTGAGAACGCAATGGTTTTCTCCGAGGAGAATATAGAATCCTCCCTAGCATTAAATATTAAACGATCCGAAGTAATAATTACTTGTTTTCCTTGATATGTTTCAGGTGATTTAAGCATTTAGGTTTTCTGCTTCTTTTTGTTCAAATTCTTTTAATTCTTCTGACCAATTTGGTTCATCATTACCAAATACATTATTCCAACTATTATGTCCCTCTACTTTACCTGTTCCAAAAACACCAGGTTTATAATCTAAAGTAGTTGTAGCACCTTTACGTGCCTTTGAGGGCTTATAATTAAAGTGCCAAGGTTCGCTTTTCACTTCACGTATAAAACCATATAACCATCCATACTTACATAACCATTTAAAAGCATTATTAGTACCTCCTGCGGTTGAAAAATCAACTCCAATAGAGGCCCCATGAGGGGATCTATAGGAGGCTGCTGTTACAGGGTCAAAATATGTAGATTGGTATGAAAGTGTAATTGGATCCCCCACTTGGTAATTGTTAAAAGCTTCTATTACTGTGGTATTTTTTAGCCAAGGTTCTTTAACTTTACCTTTATAAATTGGTTTTAGATTTTTAATTCGGATTGTTTTTTGGGATATTTGTAATAATTTATTATTTAGATCATAAATATCTTCTATAGGGGGTCTAAATCCACTATTTACTTTAAGTATAGTTCCTTCTTTTTCAGCAGCTAATAACATCCTTAATAAAGGTTTTGCAATTGAATTTGTAACTAATATGGTTCCACCTTTAGTAAACTTCTTAGGTAAAATATAAATATCCCTTAATTTTTTATTATTATCTACATATTGTTTGGGTAATTTTACTAAATCTTCAAACCCCCCTGGAGTACCACCTACATTTTCATCTACAATATCTGATCCTTCATCATCTGTTCCTGAATCTTCGTCACCATCATTATCTAAATC